TTTATTTATCACAACTAGCCGCGACAGGAACGTGTCCTGGCGCAAAACTTACACAACTTAGAAGGAAACGCAAAATGGCATGGGACGACGATAAGAAGGCACAGGCTGTATCTATGTATGAAGCAGCTGACCCTACTCCCGAAACGTCAATGGAAATTGTAAAAGGCATTGCAGATGAATTGGAAGAATCACCTAATGGTGTTCGAATGATTCTTACTAAAGCTGGTGTCTATGTAAAGAAGAGCCCCGCTTCTGCTGGCGGCAAGACTACCGCGAGTGGTGGTAACGGTGGCGGGCGAGTATCTAAAGCTGCCGCTATTGAGGCACTTGCAGCTGCTATCTCTGACGCGGGACAAGAAGTAGACGAAGAAATTATTAGTAAGCTGACTGGTAAAGCCGCGATGTATTTTACCACAGTTCTAAATACTGTAAACGCAGCGGGCTAATTATTTTTTATTGAGCCTCCGAAACTTTGTTTCGGGGGTTTTCTGCATTTCAATATTACAACCTAAAACCTTGAGCAGTAAAAAACTTTGCTAACCTTGGTATAGGAGTAATAATGAAAAAGGAAGACTTAGCAAATACGCTGCGTGAATATGGGGATGCCATAATCACGTATAGAAGTGAAAGGTCTAATAAATTAAAATATAATGTTTGTACCTTAGACTTCTCTACCCCATATATTCAGAAAAAGAAAAATAGAGCTAAAGAGTCTCCCGAGACGTTATTGACGTTTTGTTGGGATACAGACTCTTATCGCCTATTAAAACCTGCGAATATAACAAGTATTATCCCGCTCTCTTCAGTTTTGAAGAATGAGAGGTAAATATGGAATTATACGCATCTCCTGAAGTATATGAACGAGTAATTCATTACGATAAAGAACGAGAACTTCAAGTAAGGTTAACGATAAGTACCTTTCGTGGAGTAGAGTATATTCACGTTAGAAAATATTTCCTAAGTTTTGATGAAGAATGGTGTCCAACACCTGACGGTATTGCTTTCCCATTAGATATGGATAATACTAGAGAATTATTTAGAGGGCTAGTAGAAATACTTAGTTTAGCTGAAAGTAAAGAAATCATCCAAGAAGAATTTTCCGAGCTTCTCCAGGACATTTATACAAAATAGTTCTTGACTTTTCTTTCTCTTTTCTGTATAATATATGTTCTGAGTGAGGATAGTAAATGAAAGATTTTATTGAGAAAGCAAGTGCTTGTTATTACTCTGGTGCTCCGATTATTTCGGACGAAGAGTTTGACGCTCTTGTTAAAAAGTATAACTACGATCAAGTGGGTCATCAGGTAACTGATGGGGTTCCACATATGTATCGTATGTACTCTCTTCAAAAAGTTTTTAGCTTAGATGACATTCCTACTCCCAACGCAAAGTACATTCGTACTCCGAAGTTGGACGGGGCTGCTGTGTCTCTTTTATATGTAAACGGACACTTTGCACTCGGATTGACACGAGGTGACGGTAATATTGGCCGAGATATTACCACAAAACTAGAAGAATTAGTACCTGCAACAATTCCCATGGAGGGAGAAGTGCAGATTACTGGTGAAGTAGTTTTGCCCTCGTCCGTCACCAATGCACGTAATGTCGCAGCGGGGTCGCTAAACCTCAAAGATATTCAAGAGTTTCGGGCTAGAGCCCGGGATTTAGTCTTTGTTGCTTACGACATACAGTTTGAAAATGACTACTCAAACTATAGTGAGATTATGGGTGCATTGGCCCATGAAGGCTTTAATGTTGTTACTACCTTCGACCACTCTAACTATCCTACGGATGGTTGGGTGTACCGTATTAACAATCAAAAATCTTTCAAGAAAATGGGATATACAGCTCATCACCCTCGTGGCGCTTTTGCTCTCAAAGAGCAGAAGGAGGGTGTACATACAGAATTACTCGATGTTGTGTGGCAAGTTGGCAAGTCGGGCGTAGTCAGTCCAGTTGCTATACTTAGTCCGGTCGAAGTGGAAGGTGCCATTGTGAGCAGGGCAACTCTACACAACATTGAGTACATTCGCAGCTTGGAGCTAGAGATAGGCTGTACCGTAGAGGTTATTCGGAGTGGAGATATTATTCCGCGAATCGTTCGCAGGGTAGACCTTCCAAAAAATAGTTCTTGACTTTTATCTCAGTTTTTCGTATAATATATTTTACATTTTCGGAGTAGTCTAAATGTTCAGAGAAATCGTACCACCAACGGAGTGTCCGTCTTGTAGTGGTGAGCTTACTTTTGTCCGTGATATTTTATACTGTCATAATGTCAGTTGCGCGGCACAGAAAGCTAAAAAGATTGAGCATTTTGCAAAAACTTTGAAGATTAAGGGCCTTGGCCCTGCTACCATCGAGAAGTTAGAAATCGAAGACTTTGACGAGATTTATTTGTTTAATATTGAAGAGCTTTGCCATAATTTAGGCGATAAACTTGGTACTAAACTATACGAAGAAATTTGGAACTCTGCTTCGGCTCCTCTCGACATGGTACTACCTGCGTTTGGTATTCCCCTTATCGGAAAAACGGCAACGAAGAAGCTGTCTGAGACTGTGCAATCTATTACTGAAATTACACCAGACACTTGTAAGCGTGCCGGATTAGGGCCAAAAGCAACCGAGAATCTATGTAACTGGCTAGACAGTGAATTTTATTGTTTTTATGATGGAGCTTTGCCTTTCGATATGAAGTTCAAAACAAAGTCATTCAGCGAACATCTTGCAGAAGCCACCATATGCATAAGTGGTAGGCTAAAAAGTTTTAAGACAAAAGCTGAAGCAACCGACACATTAACTAATCTTGGTTATAATGTCAAGTCTAGTCTAACAAAAGATGTAACGATTCTTGTCAACGAGAGTGGTATTGACTCGTCAAAAACTAAACAAGCCAGAGAAGCTGGCGTAACTATTGTAACGGATTTAAAATCCTATCTGGAGAAAAAATATGGCACTTCCTAAGTGGACCGATGAGCGTACTGCAGAACTTACTTCCTTTGTTGGAACTGAGTCTCCAGTATCTCAAGAAACTGTAGCTGAAGCAGCGGATCGTCTGGAGACTTCTACTCGTTCTGTTTCTTCTAAGCTGCGCAAGATGGGCTTTGAAGTAGAGCTGGCATCTGCCCGCGCTTCTAAGTCTTTCTCTGAGTCTCAAGAGGCAACTCTTGTTTCTTTCCTCGAAAGCAACAGCGGTGAGTATACTTATGCTCAGATCGCAGATCACTTCGAGGGTGGAGCTTTTTCTGCTAAGCAATTGCAGGGCAAGATCCTTTCTATGGAGCTGACAGCTCATGTCAAGCCTGCTCCTAAAGTAGAGTCTGTAAAGACTTATTCGGCTGATGAAGAAGCTACTTTCATTAGCATGGTAAATGACGGCGCATTTGTTGAAGCTATTGCAGAAGCTCTTGGCCGTTCAGTAAACTCTGTTCGTGGCAAGGCTCTCAGCCTGCTTCGTTCTGGGGATATTAATGCTATCCCTCGTCAAGAGACTACCAAGGGTACTTCAAAGGCTGACCCCTTCGAAGATATTGCTGACATTGCTTCTATGACTGTTGAGCAGATCGCAGAAACTATTGGCAAGACTGCTCGTGGTGTTAAGACTATGCTGACTCGCCGTGGTTTGGCTGCCGCTGACTACGATGGCGCCGCTAAGGCCGCAAAAGCAGCAGAGTAATTACCTTTAGGTAATGTAGCAACCGCAGCGGGGTCGTTGCGGTTGTTTTTTCGTGTTCGTTGGGGAGATATAATTGAACGTCGCTAGTGCGCTCATCAAGCAAGTTCTTACGCTTCAGGATTTTGAAACCTGGAGCTATGTGCGTAAGCACTACTTGCCAAAAGAGTACCACACTATATTCTCCGTCATTGATAAGCATTGTGACTCCTATCATAAACTTCCCTCTGTTGAAGAGCTGAAGCTATCCACACGGGATACTTCTACTCTTGATAAAATATATGCGATCGAAACTTTAGAGGTCGATACCGATCCTTATATACTTTTACAGTATTTAAAGAACGAGTTTACTCAGCGTGAGATTCTAACAGAGTTAGATGACTACGTAGAGAATTCTATCTCTTTCGAGGATGCCGAAGAAAGTGTTCAGCATCTACACGATATTATTCTTCGAGTTGAAGATAAAGTTGAACTTGAAGAACCTCAAGAGAGTATGCAACGTATCTCTCTATTTGAGGACGAAGAAGAGCTTGGAAAGTACCTGCGTCTTGGTTTGAATACACAATACGATAATCAGATTCAATTCTCCCCGAAGGATTTGATTCTTGTAGGTGGTCGCCGAGGCGCAGGGAAATCCCTTACCTGTGCTAATATTGCAAACTCCGTATATCAAGATGGTAAGTCTGCATTGTACTTTACTATCGAAATGGACTCCAGGTCTATTCTCCAAAGACTTTGCTCTATTGCTACAGAAGTGCCGCAAGGGCGCTTACGGTCTAAAAATCTCAGTGTAACCGAGTGGGAACGGGTTGCTGAGTGGTGGGCTGGTCGATTCCAAAGAGGACAAGATCTCTTAGCTGAGTATAAAGAACATCGTAAATTCGATGACTTTCATAAAAAACTCACCTCTAGTTGTGAGTTAGATCCCACAAAACAACTTGATGTTATATACGATCCTTCGCTCACTTTGGGCAAGATTCGAACAGAAGTTGAAATGAAAGTAAAATCTTCTATGGATATTGGTGTAGTTATTGTTGATTACATTAATCAAGTAAAAAGATCAAACATACCGTCAAGAGGCGGACAATACGATTGGACTGAACAAATAGAAGTTAGTAAAGCTTTAAAATCAATGGCACAAGAGTATAAAATACCTTTCTTCTCT